AGGTTTGGGTACTCGCCTACCTTGCGGGAGATTGCGCATCAAAGGGGTAAGCCCGGTGTAGCGAATACAAAGAAGATAGTGGATAGGTTGGTTAGTATTGGTGTTTTGAAGAAGTGGGATAAAAGGCCTAGGACTATACGGCCTGTTTATTTAAGTTTTAGGGAGCTTCAATGAATTTAGAAGAACTGATTGCCGGGTTGGATGAAAGTGAGCTTGATAACTTAATGGCTCAGATTGAAGAAACTAAAAAAGCCGAGCAAAGGGAAAAAGCTCAGAGTTCATTTATGGAGTATGTGAAGGTGATGTGGCCGGGGTTTGTCCACGGAAGACATCATGCACTCATGGCAAAAAAATTCGAGGATGTGGTTTCTGGGAAGATTAAACGTCTAATCATAAATCTTCCACCGAGGCACGCTATAAGTACAAGTATGACGATACCAACTCTTGAAGGCATGAAGACAGTTGCTAATTTAGCGGTTGGCGATTATGTGTTTGGGTCTGATGGAAAACCTACGCTTGTACTTGGAAAGTCAGAGGTTTTTAAGAATAGACAGTTGTATAGCGTTACGACAAATGATGGGTTTAGTTTGGTTGTAGATGGAGAGCATCTTTGGACGGTAAGGCTTGACAGAAAAGCAAAGAAATTTTTTGACTACACAACAGAACAATTATGGGAGCGGCAGAACGGAGCTATGTTTCGTGCGAGCCGAAAAACAAAAGTAATTCAAAGGCAAAACAAATTATGTGACCCATTAAAAGTCAGGATGCCGATGCTCCCTTCAATGGCGGCAGTTGAAAGACCGGAGGAAAACTTGTTGGTAGACCCATATGTGCTTGGAGTCTGGCTTGGAGATGGGACTAAAAATCAAGCAGTCATTACGTCTATTGATAGTGATGCAGAATTTATACGGCCAGAAATTGAACTTCGCGGCTATAAAACCACAGACCAGTCCACAAAGTACTCGTTTGGAATACTTGATTTAAAAGTTAAGTTGCGTGAACTTGGCGTGTTAGGCAATAAACATATTCCCAAACAATACTTAAATGCATCAATTAAGCAAAGGCGTGACCTACTCAAAGGATTGATGGATACAGATGGCAATGTCTCCAAAAAAGGTCAGTGTTTTTTTTCCCAGAGCAAAAAAAATCTTATTGACCAAGTGCGTATGCTTCTTGCAAGTCTTGGTATTAAAAATTCAGTCAACGTTTCTGAGGCAAAAATTGGAAACAAATCGTATGGTGACGCATGGCGAATTACGTTTTATGCACATGATGTTTTTATCTTGCCAAGAAAAGAATGCCGGACTTTAAAAACTGAAAGATGTTTTGGGCGTTACATTAAAATTCAAAAGTTAATTGAAACTGGCAACACGCAATGCATCAAGGTTGACCGAGATGATGGGCTTTTTATGGCTGGAGAAGGCCACATCATTACCCACAACACAAAATCGGAATTTGCTTCTTATTTACTGCCGTCTTGGTTCCTTGGTAAGTTTCCTGATAAGAAAGTGATTCAAGCATCTAATACGGCTGACCTTGCAGTTGGCTTCGGCAGGAAAGTTCGTAACTTAGTTGGCTCTGAAGCATATTCGAAAATATTTCCCGGCGTGGCTTTGAGACAAGATAGTAAAGCAGCAGGTAGGTGGGCTACTAGCTCTAACGGCGATTACTTTGCTATTGGAGTTGGGGGTACAGTTACTGGTAAGGGTGCTGACCTTTTAATAATTGATGACCCACATGCGCTAGCCACGGACACACTGGTTCCAACTCCTTTAGGGTTTCGAACTATCGCAGAATTGCGCGTTGGCGATGAAGTGTTTGGCGTAGATGGATTCCCCACAAGGGTCGTGGCTAAGTCGGATGTGTGGCCGGAACGAGAGCTATTTAAAGTGGACACCAACGACGGTGAAACGGTTTACTGTGATGGAGGGCATTTGTGGAACTACCGAAAAGATACCAAATTACGCGCCCCACATAAAAACAGTACTGCGCGAGAGCTTGCCGAATGGAATAAAACGAGTCTTCCGTGTATGCAAAGGCATGGAGTAGTGCAGTACCCTAACACGCTACTGCCAATTGACCCCTATGTGCTTGGCGCTTGGCTGGGCGACGGTACCTCTTCTATGGGGCGCATGACTTCTCACCCAACTGATATGCCGTTTATGCGCGGGCAATTTGAAGCCTCCGGGCACGCCACAACTACACTTAAGGATACCTATTCTTTCGGGGTGACTATGTTAGCCCCCAAGTTACGCGCACTTGGCGTACTCAACAATAAGCACATACCCGAGATATACCTGCTTGCTTCGCCAGCTCAGCGGCTAGCATTACTTCAGGGGCTGATGGACACTGACGGAACGGTAACAACAGTTGGACAGTGTTCATTCCAAAACACTAACCGTAAATTGGCACAAGGAGTTCGAGAGCTGTTACAAAGTCTGGGTCTGAAGGCCAAGATGTGTGTATATTTTGATACACGCGAATTACACGCCACAAGAAAACCTGACTACCGAGTTAATTTTAAACTTGCTGATTCTTTCCGAATGCCGCGCAAGAACATTCGTACGTTTACGGCTACTGACAAACAGTGCCGATTTTTCACAGTATCAAAGACAGAGTTACGCGGAGATGTGCAGTGCATCACGGTTGACCGTAAAGATGGGTTATTCCTTGTAGGTCGCGGTTACGTAGTAACACATAATTCGGAACAAGAAGCCAGACTCGCGGCTAGTGATTCAAGTGTTTTTGATTCTGTCTATGAGTGGTACACCTCTGGTCCACGTCAGCGTCTTCAGCCTAATGGGTCAATTATCGTAGTCCAAACTAGGTGGGGGGACCGAGATTTATGTGGCCGCATCATGGCCGAATCTATTAAAAGAAATAAAAGCGAAGAGTGGGAGATTATTGAACTGCCAGCTATCATGCCTAGTGGTCAACCCTTATGGCCGGAATTCTGGAGTTTGAAAGAACTAGAAGACTTAAAGGCAGAACTTCCTATCAGTAAATGGAATGCTCAATATCAGCAACAACCTACTGGCGAAGAAGGGGCAATTGTAAAAAGAGAGTGGTGGAAACGATGGACTAAGGAAAAAGCTCCAAAATGCGAGTATATTATCCAGAGTTGGGATACTGCCTATACAAAGGGCGAACGAAGCGATTATTCAGCCTGTACTACTTGGGGTGTTTTTTATTTAAACGATGACTCTAACCAGCCAAATATTATTTTGCTTGATGCTTTGAAAAAACGCATGGAGTTTCCAGAACTTAAGGAGGTGGCACATTCTTACTATAAAGAATGGGAGCCTGATACTTGCGTAATTGAAGCTAAGGCGGCTGGCGCTCCGTTAATTTTTGAACTCCGGGCCATGGGAATGTTCATTGAATCATATACTCCTACAAGGGGAAATGATAAGTTTGTCCGTATCAATGCAGTATCCGACTTGTTTAGTTCTGGTGTAGTTTGGGCGCCAGAGACGCGCTGGGCGGAAGAAGTAATTGAAGAAATGGCTGCATTCCCAAATGCCCCGCACGATGACTTGGTTGACTCTTCTACTCAAGCACTACTAAGATTCAGAAAAGGCGGCTTTATACGATTAGACTCTGATGAAAAAGAGGATATAAAATTGTATAAGAAGACTCGCGCTTACTATTAAGGATTAAAAATGGCTACCAATATTGACCGGGTATTAAACCAGCAACCAATCGGTATGATGGGTGATGATGGCGCAGAGACTATTGAAGTTGAAATTATTGACCCAGAGGCAGTAAATATTCACGCAGGGGATATGGAAATAAGCATAATCCCCGGTAATGATGATGAAGACTTTGACAATAATCTGGCCGAAGAGATGGATGAAGGCGCACTAACCAAGATGGTTGGCGACCTAGTTGAAGACATTGACAACGATAAAAACTCCCGCAAAGATTGGGAAAAAGCATATACCGAAGGTTTAAAACTTCTTGGTCTCCAAATCGAAGAACGCACAGAGCCGTGGGATGGGGCTTGTGGTGTTTTCCACCCAATGATTACCGAGGCAGTAATTCGTTTTCAGAGCGAAACAATCACTGAAACTTTTCCAGCGCAAGGCCCTGTACGCACCAAAATTCTTGGCAAAGAAACCACAGAGAAAAAAGAAGCAGCCCAGCGCGTAGAAACGGATATGAATTATCAGCTTACCGAAGTAATGAAAGAGTTCCGTCCAGAACACGAAAGAATGCTTTGGTCATTACCGGCGGCTGGATCTGCCTTTAAGAAAGTCTACTTTGATCCTAGTTTAAATAGGCAGGCATCTAGTTTTATCCCGGCTGAAGATATGTTGCTGCCATATGGCACTTCGGATATTTCTATTTGTGGCCGCGTTACGCACATGATGCGCAAAAGCAAAAACGATATTCTTAAATTGCAACAGCTTGGGTTCTACAGGGAAATGGATTTGCCAGATCCTTCATATAACAAAGATACGATTGAGAAAGCAAAAGATAAAGAAACCGGCTTCAACGATTTAAATGATTCAAGGTACATGTTGTATGAATGCAACGTAGATTTGGACTTAGAGGGCTATGAAGATTTGGATGACGACGGAGAACCCACTGGAATTGCACTTCCTTATGTGGTTACCATTATCAAAGGTACGAATGATGTTCTTGCAATTCGTAGAAACTGGAAAAAAGAAGATGAATTGCGCCTCAAACGACAGCATTTTGTCCACTACCAGTACATTCCCGGCTTTGGAGCCTATGGCTTTGGTTTGTTCCACCTCATCGGGGGGTTTGCAAAATCAGCGACTAGCATTATGCGTCAGCTTGTCGATGCGGGAACTCTGTCCAACTTGCCGGGAGGCCTTAAGTCTCGCGGGCTTCGAATTAAAGGCGACGATACACCAATTTCTCCCGGAGAGTTCCGTGACGTAGACATTGGATCAGGAACACTTCGGGACAATATTCTTCCGCTTCCATACAAAGAACCCTCAAATGTTCTTTTCCAATTATTAAATGGAATTGTTATTGAAGGTCGCAGAATTGCATCATCTTCGGATATGCAAATATCGGATATGTCGGCTAATGCACCAGTTGGCACAACCCTTGCTTTGCTGGAGCGTCAATTAAAGGTAATGACAGCCGTTCAAGCGCGGACTCACTATAGTTTAAAGCAAGAATTAGGCCTGATTTCCAAGATCATTCGAGATTATTCTCCAGAAGAAAGCTACGACTACGAGCCTGAGTATGGAAAGCCCACAGCAAAACAATCTGATTACGACCATGTAGATATTATTCCTGTCAGCGATCCCAATGCGGCAACAATGAGCCAAAGGGTAGTTCAGTACCAAGCTGTGTTGCAGATGGCGCAGATGGCTCCGGATATTTACAACATGCCAGAGCTGCATCGCGCAATGCTGGACGTTCTAAATATAAAGAATGCAGACAAACTTGTACCGCTGCCAGAAGACCAAAAGCCAAAAGACCCGGTTACTGAAAATATGTCTGTGCTAAAGCTAGAACCTATGAAGGCGTTCTTTTACCAAGACCACGAATCGCATATCAAGGTGCATATGTCTATGGTGCAAGACCCAATGATTCAGCAGCTTATCGGACAGAACCCAAAAGCCGGACAGATGCAAGCAGCACTTATGGCACACATTGCTGATCACGTTGCTTATGCGTATCGTGCAAAAATTGAACAACAGTTAGG